GGAAATGGTTGAGGCGGCGGTAAAGGCGCCCTGCACGGCAACGGAATAACCGAATGACGCGCCACCATTGGCGCGAGCAAACTCCACAACATTGCCCTTAACAGCGCCCGTGTCAGAACAATTTTGAATGAGTAAATTAGAACCGGCATCGCTGCCACTTTCGGTTTCAGTTGTTTCCGCGATAAGCCAGCGGTTTTGCTGACCAGCAGCAACCGTGCTATTCGCAAACACTACATAGCCAGGATTGCTGGCAGTGCGCGAAGTGATGAGCTGAGACAGTGAAACTTGCCCCTGAACTGCCGCCAGCTCGACCTTTTCAATATTCCACACGACCGCATCAATCGACCCGATGGTCGTGTTAAGTTCCGCACCCCAAGTGCTGGCGTCGGAATGAACCGTGGGCAGTGTCCATTTGTAGTTGGCTGTCGTTCCCATCAGGTCACCTTTATCGCATTCGCCGCGCCGACAGTTGCCCGAATGCCGTATTAGTCCCACTCGCGAATCCCGCCTGCGCAACGAGATAAACAGTCGTTGTACTGGCAAGACTAAGTCGACATTTGCCAGCCGAAAGTGTATTATTGCCCGGGGTCACGCTGCAACTGAGACTCGAGCGCGAGGTGTTTGGCGATGGCGCTGCAGAAATCGTCGCTGATGTTGTGTTGATCGCCGCAAAGAGGCCGGTCGCTCCCGTCCCGACGGCGTGCCACACTTCGCCCCATACATCCCAATCGCCGGCCGTGAGTGAAATCGAAGTGACGTTGGCGGGAGTATTGTTGGTCAAGGTAATCCCCGGCGTCGTCACCGTCGAGGAAATGAACTCGCCTACAGCCCCCGCCGCTGCATTGTTGTTGGTCGTCGTCCCAACTATGCCTGCTGTTTGACTGGGCGTCAGCGCCCCGGTCATCGTCCCCCCGGCCTTTGGCAAGGCCGCGTTGGCAGTGGTCTGCGCAGCGGTAGCGGCGCCGCTCACGCTAAAAACCGTGCTGTCGATGCCATCGAGGTCGGTGTTGAGGAGGCCGCCCCAGGCGTCGGTGCTTGCTCCGACGTCGGGCTTCTGCCAGCCGTAGTTCGTTGTCGAAGTCGGCATGGATTAACCTCCGCGCTCGTCAGGCATGGCACAACTCCGAAGGGGTCCAGACCTCAACGGGAGGCGGCGTCTGCCCGAGGCCGTACCCGGCGGCTCCATAGGCGCCCACGCCGTAGACGCTCGGCTCATAGCCGGCGCTCGGGAAGCTGGGCCGCCAAGGCGGCGCGGGGCAGAGCGTGTCGGTCGTCCACAAGGGCGGCGGGCAAAGCGTGTCCGTGGCCCACAGGGGTCCAGCGACTATTTCGGCGGCAAAGCCGACGCCGGGGGGCATGTCGCCGGCTATCGTCCAATCGCCCGTCAGCGTGGCTCCCAGGGCCGCCTGGGGAGCGAGATTTCCGGCGACCGCGTAGGTCAGCGACAAATTGGCGGCGAAGGTGACGGTCGGATGGAGGTCGCCGGCGATGTTCTGGGGCGTCGTGAGCGGGGAAGGCCCGAACGTGACGACCGGCCCGAGATTACCCGCCAAATTGGTCGCTGGAGTGATCGACACGTTGGCGGAAAGAGAGACGGCGGGAGCGAGGGCGCCGGTGACAGAAGCGATGCTGGTCAGGTTGCCGGCGAGAGCGACGGCGGGCGCGAGATTGCCCGCCAAGGCTTCGGTCGCCGCGAGCGAGCCGCCGAACGTGAGGCTCGGGCTCAGATTGCCGGCAAGGCCGACCAGCTTTCGAAGAGTGGCGGAAAGGGTGACGGTCGGCGCAAGATTACCGGCAAGCTGGGGCGAGGCGCTGTAAACGCCCGTGCCCCATAGACCCTTGCCGTAGAGCGACGACATTTCATTGCGCCGTGATGGTCAAGGCGTTGGCCAGGAAGCGGGCCGTGTCGCCGCTGTTGATGGCCTTCGCGGCCGTCAGCGCGCCCGAGCCCTGGAACGTCCCGCCGCTGGCCGCCGTCCAGATGCCGAAATAGGAGATGGTCCCCCATCCCGCCGTCGCCGCCGGAAAGGTCAGGATGGCGCTGTTCGAGGCGACGGTCGGCTCGTTGCCGGCGTTGGTGAACGCGATCGGCCCCTGGCGCGCGTAAGAGCCGCCCGAGACTTCGCTCGTCCCGGTCGTGCCGGGATCAGCGGTGTGCAGGGACACATAGGCCGTCGTGGTGAGCGGCGTCAGGATCGCAGTTTCGCCTGCGGGCGATAGACCTGTCATCAGCCAAAACTCCTTATCCGTGAGCGCGTGATCCGCGAGCCCGACGCCTTGGCGCGCAGATATTGGGCGTTGAGCTTGCTGATCATGTCTTCGGCCAGTTGCTTGAGATTGGCCGCGCTCTGCTCTTCGCCGACCGCGTGCAAGTCCGCGTGCATCAGCGACGCGAACAAGTAGAGGTTGGGATATTTGGTGTAGACCCACGACGGGGTGGCGTCGGCGAACACCGGGACTTCGCCGAAATAGGCGATCTTGTAGACGATGCCGTTGATCGAGTCGGGCGTTCCGCCGAAGAAAATCTGGCGGCCGAGGATTGTATAATAGCCGTAGGCCCAGCAATCGGTGAGATTGAAAAACTCGTCGTTCGCCTTGTAGCGGATCGGCAGGTAGCCGTCGGCGGCGTTGCAATTGGCGATCTTGACGCCGGCGTCGGGAAGGAACTCGAGCCAGTCGTCGGGCAGCGGCGCGCAGCGGTTGATGACCAGCGCCTCGTCGAAATTGATCATGCGGTCGACGCGGAGCTCGGCGTTGAGCTTCTGCTCGGCCTGGCGCACGAACGAAGTGACGAGCGTGTCGCTCCAATCTTGCCTGTTGGCCCAATCGGCGATCTGCGCCTTGAAATCGGAAAAGTCGGTCATCCGAACGCCTCAAGGGGTGAAGATCAGGTCGAGGCCAAAACCGCACATCGAGCCCTCCTCACGCGCAATGGACGGTGTTGCTCAGCGGCGCGGCGGTCGAGCCTTGGGCGTTGGTGGCGGTGACGATGCAGCCGACGTTATGCCCGCTGTCGCCGGCCACCAGGGTGTAAGTGTTGGCGTTGGTCCCGACGTTGGTTCCGTCGCGCTGCCACTGGTAGGCGTAGCTGGTCGGCGTGCCGGCCCAGTTGCCCTGGGTGCAGGTGAGCACTTGGCCGACGGTTCCCGTGCCTGAGACATAGGGGACGTCGATCACGCCCGGCGGCGAGAGAACGCCGGCGACGCCGTCGATCGCCGCAGCCATCGAGGCGTTGGAGAGGTTGCCGGCCTTGCCTTTGTTCACGCAATAGAGCACCGCGTCGGTGAAATCGGTGTTGGCCAAATTGCCGTATTGCACCGCGGTCGACGCCGGATTTTCGATCGTCTCGTCATGGGTCGTTGTGTCGCTCCCGAGCGCGGTCGCGATGGCGCTGAGCTCGGCGTTGACGGCGGCAGGGGGGACCGGATTGGCGGCCGTGGAGTAGAAGGGGAACTTCAGCACCGCGAGGACGATCTCGCCCTGGAACTGGCTATAGGTGACGCTCATCGGATTTACCCTCCATCCTTCCTGATCCACAGGGCGATCACCGCGCCGAAGCTCGCCACCAACCCGCCGATGATCGCATCAGTCATCGCGCCCTCCTTGATCGGCAAGAACAAGCAAAAGATCAGCGTCGCGATGAAAGAGAGGGCCACCATGAGCGAGATCGTCAGCGAGCCGCCGGTAGGGTCGAAGCGCTGAATGACGACGAGCGAAAGCGCCGTCAGAACGACGACGATGGCGGCGCCCGTCGCCGCCGGGTAATCGAACATCTGCGGGGCGGGTGCGTTCATTGCTGGCCTCCAGGGTGACGTCTGTCGTCGGTCATGCGATCGCCGTCCTGGCCCTGCCGAGGGCCGCCTTGCGGCTATCCAAGCCAAGCGTGCCGCCGTTCACCTGCTTGGTGACCGCGACGACGTCGTCTTTATCGGCCAGCTCGTTGCAGCCGTGGGTCGCCCACCACCAAGCGCTGACGCTAGCAGCCCACGGGAAGCGCTCGACGAGCTCGGGCTCCTCGACAAAGGGCTCCCCGAACGCCTCGGCGGCCTTCTCATAGTTATAGCGCCCGGTGAGCTGGATGAGGCCGCGCCCCTTGAACCGCGGTCCGTCCCCCGGCTTCGTGTTGCCGAGGTCCTTGCGGCCGTTGTAGGCGGCCCCGGACGCATACTCCTTGGTGGTGCGGAAGTGGTCGCTTTCGTGGGCGCACTGGGCGATGAAGTGCTGCCGCCGAACGGGCGTGTCGATTTCGTACTTTTCGCATGAGGCGGGCAGCGCGTCGGCGAAGCCGTCGATAATCCATGGCTTGCCGTTGGGCTCGACCTTGACCAGGGCGCCTCTCCACTCGGCCGGGGTCACAATCAGACTCTCCCTTGCCAGATGCGGAACGGGGCGGCTTCGGCGCTGTTGAGCCAGCGCTTCCAATCGCCTTCGTCCCATTGCTCGAGACAGGCGCGCTCGTAGATTGCGACGGGGATGCGGGCGACCAGCTTGTTGACGCCGTCGTGGCTCATGAGCTCGCGATCGCGGTTGATCCCCGCCAGGATTTCGTCGAGCACCTGTTCAGTCCGCACGATGATCTGATCCGGCCGCTCGGGGTCAGTGATCATCGTGCGGCGCACGCCGTCGCGATCGCGGTAGACGAGCTCGGCCACGGCTTACTGCTTGATGCCGTTGAACAGGACGTGCGCCAGCGGGTTGCGCATTTCCATGCCCCACTCGACGACGATCATGCGGGTTTCCGCGTCGCCGATGCGCGCCATCAAGTATTGGCGGAAGGCGCGGAAAAAGGCGACGGCGGCGTAGTCGGGATCGATCAAGAGCCCGATGTCGGTCGCGACCCAGCGCGACGGCGCGACTTTGATGCGGCCGAAGTCGGTGGCGATGACGTCGATCGTCGAGACGACCTCGGTCTTGCCGACCAGGACTTGCGTGGTCGAGCGGCCGGTGAAGGTCGAGATGGTGCGCTTGGGGCCGGGCGGCACGATCCACAACGAGGGGGAAGCCCCGTTGGTGTACGCCTGTTGCATGGCCGCGCCGAGCATGGCCTCGGTGATTTGCACCTGGCTCGCGCCGGCGACGGCTGCGAAGGGGTCGGTCGAGAGGACCGGCAGGCCGGTGGTGACGCCGGCGACGGCCGCGCCGGCGGTGGAGTGCTTGTCGACCGCGCGGCCGACCCAATGGGCGAAGCCTTCGGTGGTGCGCGCGGTCGGGCCCGAATCGTTGCCGTCGTTGCGCGCCTGGCGCGAGCACAACGCCATCTCCATGTCGGACTTGAGCACCTTGGAGGCGAGCGCCATCTGGTGCGCCATTTCCGAGCCCTTGCCGGCGGCATCGGCTTCCTCTTGCGTGCCCGACACGCTCGCGTCGCGTTCTGAGATTTGCGTGACGTTGTTGACGCGGATGGTCGGCTGGGCCGGCTGGTTGACGAGCTGGAAGCCTTCGACCTGGGCGTTGGGAGCGCCAGGCGTTCCCGCGGCAGGCGCCCCGGGGATAGCCGGCGAACATACTTGGGGCAGGAACTCGGTTTGCCAGTCGAAAATGCGGTTTTTGACGTTGCGCCGGCGGATGGCCGACATGACGGGGGTGTCGAAGGGGTCGATGTTGTAGATGGCGTTCGACAGGTCTTCGCGGTTAGCCGTCGCCTGGTAGGTGGTGAATGCGTTGGTGACCTTGGTTGCCATGAGAAAGCCTCATCGGATAAGCCTTTGAAAGACGGAGGCGGCGTCATCGAGCCGCCCGGTTTTCGCCAATCTTTGCTGGGCTTCGTCGAGGCTTCGGCGTGTCGCATTCCCCGCGGGCGTAGCGACTCCGGGTGTCAACGTCTTGCCTTTGCCGGGGATGACCGCTTTGGGGCGTGCCGCCATCGCCTGGTCGTACTTTGCCGCATGGTCGAGCACGCGCAGCATGCGCTTGTCGTAGACCGTAGCGAGCTCGCCCTCGCTGAAGCCCATCCGGCGCCCGTAGGCGCGCATGCGGGTAAGGCGTTCGTTGAGGGCTTTTTCGTCAGGGATATTGGCTTCCGTGACGAATTGGGAAAACTGCTCGACCGCGTAAGCTTGCGACTTGCGGTCGTACTCTTGGCGGGCCTGTGCTTCAGCGGCCTGCGCCTGTTGATTGAGCTCGTTGACCTTGCCGTAGATCGCGGCATAGGCCTTTTGCCGCTCATGGGCGGCGCGCGGGTCGCGCTGAAACTCTTCGTCCCAATTGGGCTGCGCCGGCAAGACTTCGGCGAGCACGCGCGCCAGGTGCTCGCATTGCTGGATGTAGTGTTGGCGGATTTGAGCGGTTTGCGCGGCTTCGCCTTCGACGGCCTGGCGGGCCTCGGCGACTCTGTTCATGCGTTGATGGAAGGTCTTTTCGCGCACATAGCCGCGCAAGGCTTCGTCGAGGCTGACCTCGACCGGCTGGCCGTCGACTTGAACTTCGAACTTCTCGACCGGCTTGCCGTCTAGCGTCGTGATTTTGAACTGGCTTTCGGCGTCTTGCTCGGATGTCCTTTCGGCGTCGGCCCCCTCGTCGCGTTCTTGAGCGTCTTGATCGCCGGGCTCTTGGCCTTCGATCCGCTCTTGCTCATCCGCGCCTGGCTCGTGTCGCTCATCGCCGGCGGCATGTCTGGCGCGCGCGGCGTTGTCCGATACGGATTTCCTGAGTTCAGCGTCATCCCCTTCCTCAGCCCGGCCATCGGCTACTCTCCTTTCACGTTCGGCGAGGCGTTGGTCCTCGCGGGTGGATTGTGTCCTGTCCTCGCCCTCGAATGGGCGCTCCCCGAAGATCGGCTCAGGGCGCGCGGAGGTCGAGGTGAAGCGGCCGGCCTCGTCGCGCGAGCGGTCGGCGACCGGCGCGATTTCGGTGCGGAAGGCATCCGCGGCCTGATCGATGCCCTCAGGCATGGGGCTTCGCCTGAGTGTAGTCGGCCATGATCGCCTTGAGGGCGCCGGGTATCCCGTCGAGCGCCTTCATCATGGCGACCAGCTCGAGCTTGCGCTCGGTCGTTTCGGCCGCGTTGACGAGCTCGGCCAGCCAGGTCTTGCGCAGCCGGTCGAGCGCCGCCACGAACGCCTTGTCGGTATAGAGATCGCGCGCGGCGTCGTGGAGCTCGCGCTTGGCGCTGAGGTCGTTCATGACCCGCCGCCTTGGTTATTGCGCGCCGCGGCTTGCGCTTGCGCCTGCAGGGCGGCGGCCTCGCGCTGTTGGGCGATCTTCTGTTGCTCGATGATCAGCTTGGCCTGCAGCTCGCGTTCCTGCATGGCGGCGTCGAGGTGCGCCTTGTGGAGGTCGACGCCGACTTTGGCCGCCTCGACCGGGTCGACCTGGCCGCGATCGTCCTGGCCGGCCTGCGCCCTGATCTTGGCGCGCTCGAGCTCGACCTTTTGCTGATCGAAGATCGCCTTCTGGCGAAGCTGTTCGTGGCGGAAGGCGTCGTCTTGGTCTTGCTTTTGCTGCTTGAGTTGCTGATCGCCGAGGGCCTGGGCGGTCTCCGACTTGACCTTTTCGAACTGCGCCTTGGCGGCCAGCGTCATCGCGTCGGGTTCTTTCGGCGTCGAGGCGATCGCCTGCAGCACTTGGGGCGGCGGCGTCTTGAAGTAGCGCCCGACGTTCTTGATGTTGGCGAGGGCGAGCTGGTCGGTGATCGTGTTCAAATACTCTTGGATGGAGACGACCGGGTTGGTCGTCCCGAACTGGCTCATGATCATTTCTTGGGTCGTCTTGATTTGCTGCAGCGTCGCCATGCGCACGACGTCGGAGCCCTTGCCGAGGGTCGAGTTGACCTCGACGCCCATCGACGCGTCGAACATGCCGGTGTCGATGTCGGTCCATTTGCCGGTGAGCCGCACGGTGCGGCGTTGGTTGGGGGCTTCGGCGATCTCGTTGTAGAGGCCGGTGAACAGGTCCTTGAAGCCGGTTTCGGCGAGCACCCGGGCGAGGAGCTCGATGCGTTCCTGGGCGCCGTTGATGATCGCGTCGACGCCGATTTGGGTCGAGCTCTGCAGCGCCTTGGGGTCGAGGCCCTTGGCGGCGTCGGTCAAGCCGGTGCGCCGGGCGAGCACGTCGTTTAAGAGGTCGAAAACCGGGATCGCCTGTTGGCCGGCGAACGGGGTGGTGGCGAAGCTCACGGCGGCGCGGGGATCGCCGCGGGTGCGGATGACCGCGCCGAGGTCGTCGTTGAGCGCGTCGTCGATATTGGTCATCAGCTCGTTGACGACGGTTTTCGGATTGATCGACTCGGCGAGGCTGTCGAGCACGCCGCGCCACATGTTGGTCTTGATGCGCTGGATGTCCTTGGTCAGGTCGGCGATGGAGTCGCCGACGATGGTGTGGCTGATCGGATCGACCGAGAAGAGCGCGAACTTGACGCGATTGGCCGCTTCGTCATGGACGATGCGATGGTCCTCGCCCATGGTGCAGATGTAGCGGAGCTCGGCGACGCCATCGCCGTCCTTGTCGATTTTGATGTACCATTCGCCGTAGAGCACGCCGTCGTTGACCCGGGTGGACATGGCGCGCCCCGGGTTGCGCAGTTGGGCCTCTTGCGTGAACTCGTTGATGTTCTGCGATTGCAGAAACTCCATGCACAACTCGCGGTCGTAGCCCATCGCGGTGAGCTCATCGATCACGACGATGCGTTGATGGCCGACGATGCGCGAGGTCGAGAAGCTTCTCGCGTAGCGGTCGAGGCGCATTTCCTCGGGCGGCACGCCGGCGACTTTGATTAGGGGCTTCTCGACCTGATATTCGAAGGTGACTTCGTCGAAGGTCCCCATGACATCGTCGAGCGGACCTTGGTGCACGATCCGCGCGCTCTGGTCGGATTGAGCGATCAGGGCGATTTGCTGGGGGTTGATGTTGACGAAGGTCTTGCGCCGCGTCTCGCGGTGGTCGTCGGTCCACCATTTGACGAAGCCGGTCTTGACCGTCATCGCGTCTTTGAAGGCCCCGTAGAGGATGAGGAAGCCAGGGTTATCCTGCCAGAAGACGTAATTGATATAAGCGGTTTGCTGCTGTGCGGCGTCGACGTCGGCTTCGGTGCGGGGAACGAGGTAGACGACGTTTTCGCTGGCGTCGAACAGGCGGATCAGCGCGGGCAGGGTGAGCAGGATGGCGTCGCGCACGTCGGTCGAGACGAACGAGCTCTTGTTGGCGCTTTCCTGGTCGTAGCCGAGGATTTGCTCGTAGGTGGCGTTCGGGTCCTGGATGATCTGAGTGTCGGTGTAGGGCGACCCGTCGGGGTTCAAGGCCGGCAAATAGCCGTAATAATACTTTTGCGCTTCGTCGCGGGCCGCCGCGAGCACCGACCCTTCGTAGTCGCGGGAGTCGCGGATCATCGCGGCGATATAATCGTCGTAGGTTCCGGGCTCGGCGGGGTCGTAGCCGCCGCGATCAAACCCGCCTTCCTTGAACGAAGCGAAGATGCGCTCTAGCGCCATGAAAGCGCCCTAAAGGCCAGCCCGTTCCCTGGCCGTTCCTGATTTGAACGGGGCACAACCGTCCGGTTGTCAGGTTTTTAGGGCGAAAATTGCCAGTTTGGCAAATCAGGGCCTAGACCACGCCGCGCAACCGCCGGCGCAACCGGCCGCGGCCGAGGCTGGCGGTGAGGCCGCCGACCAGGTGGAAGGAGGTCGCGAAGGTGCGGTAGGCGTCGGCGCCGTGGCTGTAGGGCTCGGGGCCGTGGACCGGGCGGCCCATCTTGTTCTTGCGGTAGCCGCGCAGCATGGCGAGGCCCTTGCGGCATTTGACCGCGTCGAACCACGAGAGGCCGAGCAGGCCGCGCGCGGCGGCGATTCCGTCCTCGGGCGAGGCGAGCGGCGCGGTGACGATCGGCTCGTCGAGCTCGGCCTCCAGGAACTGCCGGCGCGATTGGCCGGTCTGCAGTTCGCGCGCCTCGACATCGTGGGGCAGGCAATGGGCCTTAAAGACGTAGCCGCCCGCCTTGGCCCGCAGGCGCAGCTCGTTGGTGTAGAAGCCGAGCTTCTTGTCGTGGTCTTGGATGTAGTCGACGAAATGGATTTCCTTGCCGCAGATTTGATAAAGCCAAATGCAAGTGTAGTCGTGTATGCCCAGGTCCCACGCGGTCAGCACCGGCTGCGAAAGGTCGACCGGAACTGAGCCGATGCGCCGCTGTTGGGCGAGAGTGTTGAGGATTTCGCCGTAGTAGGAGCCTTCGACGGGGGCGTCGAAGGAGCACTCCATTTCCCGGGCGTACTCTTCCGGGCTCATGTCCTGAGTGAGCTCGAGCGCCTCGGCGGCGGTCAGCGCGTCCTCGCCGGTCATCGAAAGCGGGATGATGTGGAGATCCCAGCGCGGATCGTCCTCATGCTTGAGGCGAAGGTGGTTGAAATGGTCGTCGCCGTTCGACGTTCCCGAAATGATGCCGAAGCCGTGGTAGTCGGCGAGGCACGGGCGAACCACGGTCGAGAACACGGCGGGGTTGAGCAGGGGATATTCGTCGAGGGCGATGCCGTCGAAATACATGCCGCGCATCCGCTCGTAGGCCGCTGCGCCGCCGTAGAGCTTGATGACCGCGCCGTTGTTGGGGAACACGCATTTGAGCTCCCCTTCGTAGTGGTCCATGCCCGGGATATTTTCGGTATATTGCTTGAGGTAGGACCAAACGAGGTCTTTGGCCTGGTCGAACGAGGGGCCGACGTAGCCGTAGCGGGGCGGCGGCCATTTGCGGGGATTGCGGCCGGCGGCGCGGATCAGGTGGTTGGCGATCGCGACCGTCTTGCCGGCTCGGCGATGGCAGCACATGAACTGCCAGCGCTTGGTTGAGGCATGGAGAGGGCGGAAGTGCTTGCGTGGAAGGTAAGGCACCTCAATGGTAAGTACATTGGCGTCGGCAGGCACGTCAGGCATGGGCGCGCGGACGGCGATTGTTGGCCTGCTCTTTCGGGGTGGCCCAGCGGCAATTGGCGGGCTCGTAGCCCTTGTCGTTTTCGATGCGCTCGAGCGTGAGGCCTTCCGGGCGCTCGCCCATGTCAGCGAGGAAATTTGAGAACCCTTCGCGGTCGAGCCAACGACCGCACACCTTAACCCCGCGAGCGCCGTAATATTTCCAGTCGCGGGTGTTCGGATCGGCGCACCGTTGTTTCATGCTGTGCCAGGAGTTGAAGGTCAGCGTTCCCCTGGAGTTATGGGTGCGCGAGCGCTCGCGGGTGAGTTCAGCGGCGAGACAACCGCAGGACCGTGACTTTCCTGCTCGCAACAGGCTTCCGTCGACCAAACGCTCGGTTCCGCATACGCAACGGCATTTCCAAAGCGCATGTTCGCCTGCGCCTCGGCTCTGTCCGAAGCCGAGCACCGTCCAGCGGCCGAAAGTTCGCCCTTCAAGATTGGTTGCGCGACGTGGCATATATCGTCACCCGCTTCGCAGCACGACACGACGCCCGATCCTAAGCACGTCTCGCACAGAAGGAAAAAGGTCGCCTTGTCGTCGACGGCGACCGGCTCGAACCCCTGGCCCCAGCACGTGCGGCAGATCATGCCTCAGCTTTTGCCGGGGCGGCGGGTGTTCGAGCAAGCCAGGAAACGAGGAAATCGCACAAGCACTCGATTTGCCGGCGGTTCAGCGTCAAACACGGGCCATCGCCCTCCTCGTCTTCGAAAGTTTCGATCTCAAGTTCTATTTGCGGGCGGTCGAAGATCGGCGAGACGCGCAACACGGTCGTTTCTCCGTGCGCGCTCTCGGTCAGCTCCAACGAAACGCTCAAATAGTCGACTTCGGGGGCGCTCATCTCATTGGGCGAGCGTTTCCTGGTCTTCGTCGATGACCTCGAGCATGTGGACGAGCATTTCACGGCTGAGGACCGCGGTGGCGATCGTTTCGTCGAGCTCGTCGACGAGCAAGACATGCAGATGCGTGCAAGCCTCGCATTTATAATACTTAGTCGTGTCGGCCTTCGGGGCGTCGTTGGGGTCTTTCGGCATGGCGCGGCCCTCATCGCGCGCCGGCGAGCGCCGCGGCGACTTGCTCGAAGGTGTGCGACTTCTCAAGGAAAACCGAGCTCTCGACTTCGTTCCACTGACGGTTTTCGCTCATGACGGGGGCGAAGATGACGACGCCGCGCCGGTTGTCCCATCGCACGATCGCCGCCTTGCCCTCTTCGGCCCGCCGCTCGAGATAGGCGCGCAACGCCGGATCGCGGTGAGCGTCGGGGTAGCCTGGATCGACCCAAATTTGCACGACCTCGACATATTTCTTCTCGCCCGTCCTGTTGTCTCTGAGGGTGACGAAGTCGGGCATGATGTCGATGCAATAATGGGCCCGGTCCGGGCGGCTGAGGTCGGCCGTGTCGTCGTTGACCAGCCAGCGGCAGTTCCACAGGGAGCACGCGGCGGGCATGCCGCGCCGATGATAGACCGCGCAGCCCTTGTGGTGGCGTTGGTGCTTGCAGCGCTGGCCGGCGCCCTTGGCGAGCTCTTGGACCGGCAAGAGCTTGCAACAAAGCTGGCAGTCGCCGCACTGGCGGATCATGGTTTCGCCCACGTCAAGTCGACGCGCCGCGTCGCTTTGGGATGCTTGTCGGCGCCGTAGCGGACGAACACATAAGACGCGTTGAACGAGGTGATGACGCCTTCCTCGCGCCGGGCGCCGCGCCATGAGGGCGCAGATGGCGTGTAGATGACGGCGCGGCCGACGTCGGCCTCGGTAGGTTCGACGCTCATGCGTCCTCGAGGGCGCAGTCGAGCGAGCAATAGACGGCGGGGCCCCGGTAGGACCGGCCGCAATAGTCACAATCCCGCTCGGGGAAAGCGTCGTTGCGATAGGCGCTCGCCGCCCAATCGGGCCCGCCGTTCGGCAAGCTCACGATCAGGGCGATCGCGCCGCAATGGGGGCAGGGCGTCGGGGTTTCGTCGAGCTCGGGGATTTCTCCGCGGCAGATATGGCAAGAGGTCGTCATGGGGCGTTCTCCACCTGGCTAGGGGGTGTTGAAAGCGGGGCCTCGTCGGGGGGGCTCAGCCATTTCAAGGTGATGACCTTGGCCCCGCTTTCCGTGTTCTTGAGCTCGAGCGAAGCGCCGACGTGCTCGCGGCCGAAGCCGCGCCGGCGGCCGGCCTCGGTGCGCAGGAACTCCTTGGCGGCGTAGAAGCGGTTCAAGAACGAGCCTTCGTCGTGGAGGCCTTCGAACAGGACGCCGATCGCGTCGTCGACCGCGCTTTCGAACGTCTCATCGATGACGGCGCGCAGGCGGGGCGAGCAGTCGACGAACACTCTCAAGGACGCCGAGTCGACGCCCAGGCGTTTGGCGGCCTTGGAAATGTTGCCGTCGGCTTTGACGAGCTCGGCGGCCGCTTCGGATTCGTCGATTTCATTGCGGGGAACGAGGGGGACTTCGCTGATCATGGCGCCGGCTCATAGTGCTTGACGACCGAGCAAGCGTCGCATTGCCAGCCGCACCACACGACGCCCTTGTGCGTGCCGCTGACGACGTGGCCGTCGCACCAACCAAGCCGGCAGCGCAAGCGGCGGCAGAGTCGCCGAAAGAGGCTCATAGCGGGTCGATCTCTACGGCGAGGGCGCAAACGAGCCATCGGTGGATTGCGGCGCGCGACGTCAGGGCGTCGATCCCCTTCCTCAAGCTCATGATCTCGAACCCGTCCCAAACGGGCGCCATGATCCACTGTCTGAGGTAGGCGCGCATGGCGGCGACGTGGTCCTCGCTCATCGCGCCGCCGGCGAGATAGGCCTCGACCGCCGGGCGCAGCACGCCGCTCGTTTCGTTCATCCAGAAACCCGGCGCGACCAACGGCTTCAACGAGGGGCAATCGGACCGGTGCGCCAGTTCGCGGCCATAGCCGGCGACCGCGCCGCAGTCCGGGCAGGTGATGCTCATTTCGGCAACAGTTTCCACGCCTCGAGGCGCTGCCGCTCGAGCTCGGCGATCGCC